AAGTTCAAAGGCGCGCCCCTCCAGCGGCCGTTCCCCGCGGGGCGCAATGGTGCGCAGGTCGCCTTCCGGCCACGAGACGATTACCCAGGGGATGCCGTGGGCGTCGCACTGCAGCTGGTCGAGCTCGCTCGGCTGGGTGGTGGTGCCGTCGCCCGGGTGGGAATGCACAATGGCGGTGACGGTACCCCAGTCTTCCGCCGCCGCGTAATCCTCCGGCGACAGCTCAAACTGCTCCTCCGGCACGCCGGTGATGTTCCGGCACGGGAAATACCGTTCGACGCGGCTTTTCTGCGCCACCACGCCGCAGCACTCGCGCGGGTATTCCGCCTCAGCATGGGCCAGGATATCGGCAATGGTTTTATCGCGCATAATTACCTCCGGATCAGACTGGCCCCCGGAAAACCGCCGAAATCGAGCCGGGCATCCGGGCCAAAGCGTTTTTTACAGTCGGTCAGCAGGCCTGAGCATTTATCCTGTGCCGGGTCGGTCACCGGGTTACCTTTCAGATCAAACATGCGCGGGCCGTTGTAGGTACAGCCGTCACCGCTGCGGTATTTGTTGCGGCAGGCCCAGGTGCAGACCGCCGTGATTTGCCGCGTCGGGATCAGCAGTCCCTGCAGGTCCATCGGGCTGGAGAGGCG